GTATTTTATGATGGAGACGATGATGGATACCCAGACTGAATTTGAGTTTATGAAACCAGAAGTAAAACTCATTAGCGTTACTCCTGATGCAGAGAAGCATATGGCATACTGTGCAAGGGTAAGTAATCCTGCTAATCAAGAGAATGAAAAGTTCTCTGGACTGCTCAAGTATTGTATTCAACATCAGCACTGGAGTATTTTTGAACAGGCAAGTATGACTGTTGAGATTAATACTACTCGTGGACTGGCAGCACAAATTCTTCGTCACCGTTCATTTACATATCAAGAATTTTCACAACGGTATGCTGATACTAATCTCCTAAACAAGACTATTCCTCTTCCTGAACTTCGTCGTCAGGATACAAAGAACCGTCAAAATAGCATTGATGACATTCCAGATTATCTGAAACTGGTTTTACTTGAAGACATTCGTGTTTTGTTTGAACACTCTCAAAAACTCTACAATCGTCTTCTAGAGAAGGGTGTGGCAAAGGAGTGTGCAAGGTTTGTATTGCCCTTGGCGACCCCTACAAGACTCTATATGACGGGCTCTGTGCGTTCTTGGATCCACTACATTGATTTGCGTTCAGCACACGGTACACAGAAGGAACACATGGAGATTGCTGAACTAGTTCGTTGCATCTTTACGTGTCAGTTCCCTGCAGTGTCTGAAGCACTTGGATGGACTCGTGAAGGTTGTTCTGAATGCGTGGATGCACCTTCTATTACGATCGAATAAATATTGTTACAGTTTATGGTAATTTATGGCAATTTATCCTATCATCAATAAAGAGACTGGGGAACAAAAAGTCATTGAGATGAGTGTTCATGAAATCACTCAGTGGTATAAAGATAATCCAGAATGGCAACGAGATTGGTCTGAAGGATGTGCTTCTCTTGGAGAAGTTGGTGAATGGAAAGACCAACTCATCAAAAAACATCCTGGTTGGAATGAAGTTCTTGAAAAAGCGTCTAAAGCCCCTAAGTCCCTTGTTAAGAAAATCTAATGGCAAGAAGAAGAAGAAGTGATGAGCATCAACCAATAGGTGTTGGTATGACTGCAAAACAAATGAAAAGAAAAAAACCTATTAATACAGAATTACTTTTAGATATTGATCCTTTGACGGAAAATCAAAAAAGATTATTCTCTTCATACGGTGAAAATAAAAATCTTGTAGCATATGGTGCTGCTGGAACTGGTAAAACTTTTATCACTCTTTATAATGCACTAAGAGATGTACTTGACGAAAGAAACCCTTACGAAAAAATTTATATTGTACGTTCCCTTGTGGCAACTAGGGAGATTGGTTTTCTTCCAGGTGATCATGAGGATAAGTCCTCTCTTTATCAGATTCCATATAAGAATATGGTAAAGTACATGTTCCAACTTCCAAGTGATACTGAGTTTGAGATGTTATATGGAAATCTAAAAACACAGGGAACGATAAGTTTTTGGTCAACATCATTTCTTCGCGGAACTACATTAGATAATTCTATTATTATAGTTGATGAATTTCAAAACTTGAATTTTCATGAACTTGATAGTATAATTACTCGTGTTGGTGAGAATACTAAAATTTGTTTTTGTGGAGATGCGACTCAATCGGATCTTGTAAAAACAAATGAGCGTAATGGTATTATTGATTTTATGAAAATTTTAAGGGTAATGCCTTCTTTTGATATTATCGAATTTGGTGTAGAAGATATTGTTCGTTCTGGTCTATGTAAAGAATACATTATTGCAAAAACTGAACTAGGATTTTAATGTTTAAACATATTGATTTGAATCTTCCCACGCTAGAGCGGGAGACTATAGATGGAGTTCGTTATTATAAAATTCCTGATGGAGAAGAACTTCTAAAATTATTTTCTATTACTTCGGTAACTAGTCATAAAAATCGCCAGTTTTTTGCAAACTGGCGTAAAAAAATTGGTGAAGAAGAGGCGGATAAAATTACACGACAAGCAACAAGTCGTGGTACTGATATGCATACTCTGGTTGAGTATCATTTAAAAAATGAAAAACTTCCAGAAGTTCAACCTCTGTCAGATTACTTATTTAAAATTGCTAAGCCAGAATTAAATAAGATAAATAATATTCATGCTCTAGAGTCTTCTCTCTATAGTAAAGTATTAGGTGTTGCTGGAACAGTAGATTGTATTGCCGAATTTAATGGGGAATTGGCAATAATAGATTTTAAAACTTCAAAAAAACCCAAACCAAGAGAGTGGATTGAACATTATTTTGTTCAGTGTGTAGCATACGCATGTATGCTTTATGAGTTAACTGGAATTACGGTTAAAAAACTAGTAATTATTATGTCCTGTGAAAATGGAGAATGCATTGTTTATGAAGAATACGACAAAGAAAAATACATCAAACTACTCATACAGTATATTAGAGAGTTTGTTCAATACAAATTGGGAAAATATGAAACCTGATAAACAAACAAAAAGTAATTCAGAACAAAGAGAATTTGAAAAGGTATTAGAAAATAAGTTTTTTTGTCCGACTAAATTTGCTCAAGAAATTGAGTCTTTAGTTCATCTCAATAGTGATATGAATTATATTGATGCTATTATTCATTTTTGCGATAGGAATAATATTGATTTAGAATCTGTCCCTAAACTTATATCTAAACCATTAAAAGAAAAAATTAAATATAATGCAATGGAACTTAATTTCTTAAAACGAACTTCCAGAGCTAAATTAATTTTTTGATTTTTAATTTATATTATGACACCCTTTGAGGTCTATAAAACATATCTTGCTTTAAAAAATCATTTTACTAATGATAGTTACGATTATCATAAGTATTGTGGTAAAAGTAGGGCAACTTTACAGTCCTTTTATAAAAGGAAGGATAGGTATTGGTTTGAAAAATTATCTAGACAAAAAAGTGATAAAGAAGTTATAAATTTTTTTGTTGCTAATTTTGTTACCTGTGATGATCCCCAATCATTGTGGATTGGAGAAATAATTAGAGAAGGCGAAGATAGATACGTCGATTGGGAAAAAAAGAAGCAATCACTTTCATATCATTTTAAAGAGCAAGTAAGTAATATATTTAATAAAACTAATCTTGATGAGATGTTTTTTATAGAGGGATCATCTCATCCACAAATATTGAAGCAGCATTTACAAAATAATATCTCCTTAGAAACTTTTATTATACTTGATAAAATTTTTGGTTTTGTAAAAATATTTGATAAAAAATTAAATGACCCTGTGTGGAAATTTATATCATCTAGAATAAAAAAATATTCTTCGTTTCTAAATATTGATATATTTAAGTATAAAAAGATTTTAAAGGAGTGTGTATTATGAGTTTTTTTGAATCTGATGTAGTTCGTGCAGAGATGGCAGAAATTTCAGAACTACAAGAAGAACTTTATAACAGCGTGTTTAAATTTTACCAAATGGACCATAATGGTAAAATGGGACATGTAAATTTACTTCAAAGACTTTTAGATAAACAAAAAGTTTTATATACTAGACTGTCTCTGTCTGATGATCCAGAGGCAAAAAAGATGAAAGAAAATATTTCCAAATCTGCTGTAATGATGGGATTACCAGCAAATGTCGATATGAATGTGATATTTACCAATATGCAAACTCTAATTGAAAAGATGAAAGAACAAATTAATAAATTCGAAAGCAAATAGACTTGACACTGACGGGCATCTGCAATATATTGGTTTAGTGCCCACCGCAGATGCCCTAACGGGCACCCAAAGGCCAAATCTAATTAAATCCGAGGTAATCTAATGTCTTTCTCTGATCTTAAAAAGCAATCTTCTCTTGGTTCTCTTACACAAAAACTTGTTAAAGAGATGGAGAAGATGAATACATCTTCTAATGGTTCTGATGAACGTCTCTGGAAACCAGAGATGGATAAAACTGGTAATGGTTATGCCGTTGTTCGTTTTCTTCCTGCACCAGAAGGTGAAGATCTTCCGTGGGTAAAAATGTATGCCCATGGATTCCAAGGTCCTGGTGGATGGTATATTGAGAATTCTCTTACTACTATTGGACAAAAAGATCCAGTCTCCGAATACAACCGAGAACTGTGGAATAGTGGTAACGAAAAGGATAAAGAAACTGTTCGTAAGCAGAAGCGTAAACTGTCTTACTACTCCAACATCTATGTGGTGAAGGACCCAGCAAATCCCGCAAATGAGGGTAAAATCTTCCTCTTCAAGTATGGTAAAAAAATCTTTGATAAGATTATGGCAGCAATGCAACCAGAATTTGAAGACGAAACTCCCATCAATCCTTTTGACTTCTGGCAAGGTGCAAACTTTAAACTGAAGATTCGTAAGGTTGATGGTTATTGGAACTATGATAAGTCCGAATTTGATCGCCCTGAACCTCTTCTGGATGATGATGAAGCAATGGAAGCAATTTGGAAGAAAGAGTATTCTCTTAACGAATTGATTGCACCTTCACAATTCAAGACTTATGAAGAACTTGAGAAGCGTCTTAAGTATGTCCTGGGACAAAAATCTGCATCACAACGTCCTATTGATGATGAAGTTGATGATGAAGACAATTCACGCGGTTCCTATACACCAAACTTTGAGTCTCGTCGTCAAACTTCTGAACTTCCAGAAGATCTTAGTTCCGAATTAAATGCACTCGCTTCAAATTCTAAAAGTTCAGCATCTTCTTCGTATGAAGATGAGGAAGAAGATGATGCTATGAGTTACTTCCAAAAATTAGCTGAAAGTTGATTAATCGTAATATCTAGGATTATCTGCTCTCTTAAGGGTTCTGGACAAATATTGTTCA